ATCGCAGCGCGGATCTTGGCGATGGTCACGGTGTCGCTCTTCGGGATAATCAGCGAAACGCTGTACTTCGGGGTGCCGCCACCCAGCGGGGTCTTAGGCTCGTTGACATTGAGATAGGACATAACGGTGTGCTTGCCGGTGATAACCTTCGTAGGATTCTTAACTGTACTCATTTCTTATTCCTCCATGAAATCATTTTGTGCTGTGTTGAACTCCGGGCGCTTGTCTGTGGCGGGAGCCAACACCGGTTTACCTTGTGGTTTGACGATGAGTCCGGACAGGAGCTCATCAAACTTCTTCTTGCCCAGCTGACGGGTCATCGCGGTGATACCCAGCAGCTTCTTTTCATACGGATCGTATCCGGCATTCGATACGACCGTGGCGACAGCCACCTCGTCAGTGTACTTACGGTTGCTCCGGCCTTCGACCAGTTTGAAGCCAGGATACCGGACTCCGGAGAGAGCCTGATCCAGCGCGTAGGATTTGATGTCCTCGGCCCAGGATACAAGACTGTCGATCTGCGGCAGGATCTCCGCGATCTCATCCTCACTGAGGGTCGGAGCCTCGGCAAAGTCATACTTCGCCAGTTTCATACTGTACTCAGCGCGTTTCCGGCAGCTGGCTTTGACCTTGCAGAACTGACAGTGATCACCGGCAGCGAAATCGCCAAGACCGTCATAGGCCAGCTTTGCGATCGGGGCCAGCACTTCATCGGCCCACTTCAGCAGGTCCTCCCTGCTCAGTTCAAACGTGTCCACGTTCTCCCTGCGCGGCTGGTAGATGGAGAGCTTGATACGGCGGATGTCGTACAAGTCTCCGAAGGTGTCCAGCGCACCCAGCGCATAGCACTTGAGCTGGCTGTTGCCGGTTCCGTCCTCACCGGAAGCGGAGACCAGGATACCGAGGCCGTACTTCAGATCCACGATGTGCAGCAGGTCGTCCGCGACGATCACGCAGTCGCCGGTGCCGAAACCGTGCTCGACCCATTTGGAGAAGTCCAGCGTCTGCTCGATGCAGACCAGCGGGTCGGCACACAGGCTCTTGGCCTCTGCGACCTGTTCCATTACGAAGGCAGCGTAGCCCTCAGCGGCTTCCTGCATCTCCGCATCGTACCAGGTCAGATCCTCGGTCGGATCACGGCTTTTCCTGCCCAGCGCCTTCTCGGCAAGGTAGGCAGCCAGCTCGTGAGCGTCGGTGCCTTGCTGGGCGTAGGGTGATCCGCGATCCTCCTCCTGCGCACACAGCTTTGCGGAGGGTGGGCACCTCAGCCACCGTTCACTGGCGGAGGCGGCAAGGTATGCATGCTTAGCCATTCCCTATAACCTCCGCTTCCGCGACAATGGCGGCCAGTTCCTCCGGGTCCTTCACTTCGGAAAGCTGCTTCACACCGTGCGCGGTGAGAATCGCTTTTACCTCCGCTCTGAAACCAGTCCTGGACTTCTCTGCGAGGATGGCCCGTGTCTCTTCGTAGGTGTACACCTTGGCGGGTGCTTCCTTCTCAGGCATCGGAGCCGGGTCCTTCGCAGGAGCGTCCTGCGTCTTTGCCGGAGCTTCAGTGCCTTCCAGCAGCGCGGCGATATCCGCCACATCCGCTGACAGCTTCTTCAGCCCCTCGATGAGAACCTGTTTGTCTTTCTTTGTCATGAGAGATTTCCTCCTTTCTTTTGTTCTCAACATCCCATGCCTGCAAACAGCGATTTTTTATAACGGCGCTTCAGATTTTTTTTCGGAAGCCGTGACTGCTGCTTGCCGGTCAACCTCCCATGCCTGCAAATCGATCGTTTTTATAGCCGCCCTCGGAGAAATTTCCGGGAGCGGCTTTTTCCATTTAAAAAGGAAGCGATCAGAAAAAATCGCCTCCGGTTATAAAAATGGGGCTTTTGCAGGCATGGGAAAGCAGAACGATGAAAGGAGCGCTTTCCCATGGAAATACGAAACAAGGATTCACCCATCATTTACATCTGTTCCCCGTACTCAGGCGATGTGAACGGGAACCTCGAACGGGCCTGCCGGTACAGCCGGTTTGCAGTCGACGAAGGCTGCGTCCCGGTGACGCCACATCTCTACCTGCCGCTTTTCCTATCGGAAGAGACGGAGCGGGAGCTGGCGATCAGCCTGGACCTGCGCCTGATGGATGTATGCTCAGAGCTCTGGGTCTGCGGGGATGTGATCAGTGAAGGCATGCGGCGTGAGATGGCTTACGCGGCTGACATCGGAATACCAATCCGACATGTAAAGGAGGAAGAGATCAATGGGTGCCTTTTCTATATCCAAAAACAGAAAGCGAGGTACTTCGTCATGAAAGAATTCTGGAATTCCATTCAACTCATTTTTGCGGCTGTCGGAGGCTGGCTGGGCTGGTTCCTTGGCGGCTGCGACGGTCTGCTCTATGCGCTGCTCCTGTTCGTGGTACTTGATTACCTGAGTGGCGTGGCTTGCGCGATAGTAGACCACAAGCTCTCCAGCGAGGTCGGCTTTAAGGGCCTGTTCCGCAAGGTGCTGATTTTCTCCCTTGTGGGCATCGGACATGCGCTGGATACGCAGGTCATCGGAACCGGCAGCGTACTACGCACGGCGGTGATCTTTTTCTATCTCTCCAATGAAGGTGTCTCGCTGATGGAGAATGCGGCGCACCTGGGCCTCCCAATCCCGGAAAAACTGAAAGCGGTCCTCGAGCAGCTTCATGACCGGGCCGAGAAAGACGACGAATGATCCGGGCGGGAGAGATCCCGCCTTTATACCCTACGAAAGGACGGAAATGACATGGCATATACGAATAGCCCTTTAGTGGCATATACCAAGCTCAGCCCGAATCACTCCGGGCAGCGGACGCACAGCATCGACCGGATCACACCGCACTGTGTCGTGGGTCAGTGTACGGCAGAAGGGCTGGGCAGCTGGTTTGCTCAGTCCAGTACACAGGCATCTTCCAATTACGGCATTGACAAGGATGGCCGCGTCGGCCTGTACGTTGAGGAGAAGAACCGCAGCTGGTGTTCCTCCAGTCGGGAGAACGATCAGCGGGCCATCACGATCGAGTGCGCCTCCGATACCACGGAGCCGTATGCCTTCCGGGATGTGGTCTACCAGACGCTGATCAAGCTCTGCGTGGATATCTGTAAGCGTAACGGAAAGAAGAAACTCCTGTGGTTGGGCGATAAGAATAAGACGCTGGCCTATACTCCGAAAGCCGATGAAATGGTGCTGACGGTCCATCGCTGGTTTGCCAACAAGTCCTGTCCGGGGAACTGGATGTATGCGCGGATGGGCGATCTGGCCAACAAGGTGACAGCGCAGCTCGGCGGCAGCATAGAAACGCCTGCAAAGACGACCGGCACACAGGCATCCTCCCTGCTGAGCCTGTCCGAGGGTGATGCGATCAAGAAGGTCGGCAGCCTCTTTACAGCGGACATGAAGAAATCCGGTATCCTGGCATCCGTGTCACTGGCGCAGTTTATTCTGGAGTCCGGCTACGGTAAATCGGAGCTGGCCCAGAACGCCAATAACATCTTCGGTATGAAGAAATCACTGTCCGGGAATACGTGGTCCGGCTCTACGTGGGACGGCAAGTCCGTGTACACGAAGAAAACGCAGGAGGATGATGGGACCGGCAATCTCTATACCATCACGGCGGATTTCCGAAAGTATCCCTGCATTGAGGATTCCATCGCAGATCACAGCGCCTACCTGCTCGGCGCGAAGAACGGCAGCAAGCTCCGGTATGACGGACTCAAGGGCTGCACGGATTATAAGAAGGCGGTGCAGATAATCAAGGATGGTGGATACGCCACCAGCACCACCTATGTTTCCAAGCTCTGCAGCATCATTGAACGTTGGAACCTGACGCAGTATGACACGGCTTCCGGGACGGAGCAGAAATCCGCCACCTGTACAGCTGCTGCTGTGATCGCGGTAGCCGTGGCGCAGATCGGCTATAAGGAGAAGGCGTCCAATTCCTCTCTGGACGATAAGACCGCCAATGCCGGGTCCGCGAACTACACCAAGTATGCCAGAGACTTCGACCAGAAGTACCCCAACTGGTACAACGGAAAAAAGAACGGCTATGCGTGGTGCGACATGTTCGTGGACTGGTGCTTCCTGACGGCTTTCGGGTATCAGAAGGCGCTGGCGCTGCTCTGTCAGCCGGAGAAGTCCTGTGGGGCAGGATGCACTTACTCCCTGCGCTATTACAAGGCAAAGGGACAGTTCCATACCAGCAATCCGCAGCCGGGTGATCAGATCTTCTTCGGCACATCGCTGGACAACGTAACGCACACCGGCATTGTGGAATCCGTGGATAACAAGCAGGTGCATACCATCGAAGGTAACACCAGCAATCAGGTGGCGCGGAGAAATTACTCGCTCACCAACAGCAGGATTCTCGGTTACGGTCGGCCTACCTATGACGGCGCTGCTGTGGAAACGCCCCAGCCGGTGACGGAGCCTGAAAAGGTACCGTTCCTCGTGCGGGTCTCCATCACGGACCTGAACATCCGCAAGGGTCCCGGCACGAACTACAGCCGGACCGGGAGCTATACGGGAAAAGGTGTATTCACGATCATGGAGGTGCGCTCCGGTCAGGGCTCCACTGCTGGGTGGGGCCGCCTGAAATCCGGCGCGGGCTGGATCTCGCTCGATTACGCGACCAGACTGTAATACTGTTTCTTCTGGGCCTGTCCGCTGTCCTTCGGGATGGTCGGCAGGCTCTTTTTTTATGCCCGGCTATAAAAAATGCCGATTTGCAGGCATGGGATGGCAGAGGGATAGACCAGTTCCCTCGGAAGGGAGAACGAGAATATGCAAGTGACGAAAATCACATCCCCGGCTGAAGCGCCTGTGCCTGCTGCTCACCGGCTCACCGAGAAGCAGTTTTATGATGAGATCAACTATCACCGGGCGGAGAAGCTGACCAAAAAGATGCTCGATAAGGGCCTCATCACCTCCGACGAACACGACAGAATTCTGGCTGAAGCTCGCAAAATCTTTGTGCCTTATCTGGCGGAGATACTGTGAGAATTGACTTGCTATGTGCCCGTTTTAGAGCGAATATCGGACTGCGAAAGGAGGCGAGACTATGAAATCGATAACGAAAATCGAGCCATCAGCGGCCCGGCCCTCAAAGGCCAAAACCAGAGTCGCTGCCTATTGCCGGGTGTCCACCGGGACAGATGATCAGCTGGTCAGTCTGGAAACGCAGAAGAGCCATTATGAGGATCTCATCAGCGCCAATCCGGACTGGGTGTATGCAGGGCTCTACTATGACGAAGGCATCAGCGGCACCAGTAAGGAAAAGCGGCCCGCGTTGCAGAGATTGATCGCGGATTGCGAGGCGGGCAAGATTGATCGGATCATGACCAAGTCCCTCAGCCGCTTTGCCCGCAACACCACGGACTGCTTGGAACTGACCCGAAAACTGCTCGACCTGGGTATCACGATTTTCTTCGAAAAAGAGAATCTCGACACCGGGTCAATGGAATCGGAACTCCTGCTCTCCATAATGAGTAGCCTCGCGGAAAGCGAGTCCGTTTCCATTTCTGAGAACAGCAAATGGAGCGTCCGGCACAGGTTTGAAAACGGGACTTTCAAGATCGGATGTGTGCCTTATGGGTACAACGTGAAAGATGGCGAGATGACCATCAATGAGGATGAAGCCAAATGGGTGCGGTGGATATACGCACAGGCCCTGAAGGGGAAAGCCAGCAACGCGATCGCCACCCAGCTTAATGATCTGGGTATTCCATCAAGGCGGAGTGATCACTGGACATCGACAACAATCCGGGGGATGCTCACGAATGAGAAGTACGTTGGGGCCTGTCTTTTCCAGAAGACCTACACGGATTTTCGGTTTAAGAGGCACAACAACCACGGCGAGCGGGATCAGTACTTCGTCGAAGGCCATCACCCGGCCATCATTTCTCAGGAAGACTTCGATGCGGTCGGTGCGTTGATGGAGCAGCGTGCTCGGGAGAAAGGGATCAAGAAGCGGGATTCCCGGTATATGAACAGATACCCATTCACCAGAAAGCTGATCTGCGGAGAATGCGGCGCGACCTTAAAACGCCACATCAATTCAACCGGAAGCCTGCGCTACCCGGTCTGGGTGTGTAAACAGCATCTCGAAAACGTGGACGGTTGTTCCCTGAAGGCCATCCGGGAGAGTGATTTGGAGTACGCGTTCATGACGATGATGAACAAACTGATCTTTTCCCGGAAGGAAGTCCTGCATACTCTGCTCGACAGCGTCCGGGGAGAAACGCACAAAAACAACCTGCGCCGGATTGAAGAGATCGACCGGAAGCTGGAAAAGAATGTGGAACGCGCCCAGACGCTGACAACGATTATGACGAAGGGGTACATTGGGCCAGCGCTCTTTACAAAGGAAAGCAATGAACTGGCTGCAGAATCAGAGGCTCTGGCGGATGAGAAGGAACGGCTAATCAAGTCTGTGACAGGGAATGTTCAGCGGACGGATGACCTGAGTAATCTCGTGAGATTTGTCGACAGGACTGATCCTTCCGATTCCTTTGATGGGACCTTGGTGGATGAGTTTCTGGACCATGCGACCATTCACTCCAGAACAGACATCACCTTCCATTTGAAATGCGGCCTGAGCCTTCTGGAAAGGATGTGACAAAATGAGACAAGGACACACACCATACGGATACCGGATTAAGGACGGGAAGGCGATTATCTGTCAGGAAGAGGCAGATCAGGTTCGACGGATATTCGCTGGCTACCTCAGCGGCCTTTCTCTGAAGATGGCTGCTAAAGAAGCCGGACTGACAATGCAGCACTCCTCGGTAAAACGCCTGCTGCAGAATAAGCATTATCCCGGTGACGACTTTTATCCGGCGATCATCGATCAGGAAATTTTCGATGCTGCCGATGTAGAGCGCCAGCGCCGGGAAGAAGCGCTGGGTCGGGACAATCGCCCTAAGAAAAGACTATGCCCGAGGGTTCCGCTGACACGGTTTCGAATGGCAAAAACAGACCAGGTTTTCAGTGACCCTTATGAGCAAGCGCAGTACGCGTACAGCCTGATCGAAAGCGAGGTTTGAAATGGCAACTGTAAGAATGATTCCCGCCACTCCACGTGGCGGAGGAAGGAAAAACGAAAGCGAGTCCCACAAGATCCGGGTTGCGGCATATTGCCGGGTATCCACCGATACGGATGAGCAGGCTACCAGTTACGAGGCGCAGATCGAGCATTACACCGATTACATCGGAAAACATCCCGGCTGGGAGCTCGCGGGCATCTACGTGGACGACGGAATCTCCGGCACCAACACCAAAAAGCGCGAGGAGTTCAACCGCCTGATCGAAGACTGCATGGCTGGCAAGGTAGATATGGTGGTTACCAAGTCAATCAGCCGCTTTGCCCGTAACACCCTCGACTGTCTGAAGTACATCCGGCAGCTGAAGGATAAGAACATCGCCGTATTCTTTGAGAAGGAAGCGATCAACACGCTGGATGCCAAGGGTGAAGTTCTGCTCACCATCATGGCCTCCCTTGCCCAGCAGGAGAGCCAGAGCCTTTCCCAGAACGTCCGGCTGGGGCTCCAGTATCGTTACCAGCAGGGCAAGGTGCAGGTATGCGCTAACCGGTTCCTCGGCTACGACAAGGATGAGGATGGCAATTTGGTTATCAACCCGGAAGAGGCTGAGGTGGTGAAGCGCATCTACCGGGAATACCTGGGCGGCAAAAGCTACTATCAGATCGGGAAAGAACTCTCCGAGGATGGCATCCGGACGGCAGCGGGCAACGATTACTGGCTGGCAAGCACTCTGAAGAAGATCCTGACGAATGAGAAGTACATCGGCGATGCGCTTCTGCAGAAGACCGTCACCACAGACTTCCTTAATAAGAAGCGGGTCGTCAACAAGGGCATCGTACCGCAATACTATGTGGAAGGAAGCCACGAAGCCATCATTCCCCGTGAGCTTTTCATGCAGGTGCAGGAAGAAATGGTGCGCCGGGCGAGGCTAAAGACAGGCTCCGGAAACCGGCGCGTATACAGTGGAAAGTATGCTCTTTCGAGTACAATCTACTGTGCCCACTGCGGCGACATTTTCCAGCGGACCCAGTGGTTCATCCGAGATGAACGGTTGCCGGTCTGGCGATGCGCATGCAGACTGAACCGGAAGAAAAGCAAAATCGACTGCCCTTCGAGGACCCTTTACGAATCGGATCTTCATGCTGCGGTGGTCCAAGCCATCAATCAGGTGATCGCCCAGAAGGACGATTTGCTGCCGGGACTCAAGATCGCCATCGAGAAGGCGCTCGGTTCCGGTAACGGTACGAGGGTGGCTGAGATCGATGCCCAGCTTGAGGATTTGGAAAAGGAACTGCTCAAACGGGCAAATTCAAAGCAGGACTACAGCGACATTCTTGAGCAGCTCGATGCCATGCGGGATGCAAAGCAGGAGCTCCTTCTGGAGGATGCCAATACCGCAGGCGTCCAGCGGCACCTCCATGAGATCGAGGCTTTTCTGGAAACCCAGCAGACAGATATCGAGGAATACGACGAGGATCTTGTTCGGAGGCTCCTTGAGCGGGTGACGGTCTGCGACGACCATCTCACCTTTGAACTCAAATCCGGCATCGAGATTGACATCACCATGTGACAGAATCAGCGGACCAGACGCTCCTTCGGGGGCGTCTTTTTTTGTCTACATGGTGGAATTGTTCACAAAACTGTGCTATACTAATTAAGTCATAGGTTGATTTCTGAAAGAGGTGAAGAGATGCTCCAGAACAATATAGAAATGGATTTGAAGATGCGGCTGATCGAAAGCGGTCTGACGCAGACGGAGGTCGCGGAGAAAGTTGGGGTATCCCTTGCCTACGTGAACCGCATCACCAAGGGCCGGGAGCAGATCGTGAATAAAACGTTCGTAAAGATGATGGACGAGCTCGGCTATGATGTGGAGCTCACGTATAAGAAAAAGGTGGCGGAATAATGCTGCGGGAAACGCGAGGAAGATCTATGCACCGGACTGAGAATGTCGAATTGACAGTATTGTGCCTCCTGCAGGATGGGGACAGAATCCTGCTGCAGAACCGGGTGAAAAACGACTGGCAGGGGTATACGCTTCCCGGTGGGCATGTGGAACCCGGAGAATCTTTTGTGGATGCTGTGATCCGGGAAATGAAAGAAGAAACTGGACTGACTGTGCTCCAACCCAGGCTCGCAGGGGTCAAGCAGTTCCCCATTGAAGACGGACGGTATGTCGTACTCCTGTTCAAGGCCACTGAGTATACCGGGACGCTGATATCGTCCGAAGAAGGAACGATGGAATGGGTTGATTGCCATCACCTCGCTGATGTAAACACCGTTGATGATTTTGACGACCTGATCAATGTCATCAACGACCCGGACCTGACTGAGTTTCAGTATCTGGTGGATGGTGATCGTTGGAGTGTATCAATCAAATAA